AACTATATTGATACCTGTGGAGAACGTACCGTACGAACATACTAATATAGCATTAGTCTCAGACTCAGTGATTGCCCTTATCTCTTCACGAGTATCAGCTGGTGTCTTACCAGATACATAGAATACTTTTCTACCATCATCAACCGCTGCGTCAATTGATCTAAACAACGGTTCGCCATGCTTCTCCACGTACTGAAATAATACTAAGGTGTTACCCTTAAGGTCTATGGCTAACTTCTTAATGAAGTTGTTTCGACGTTCTGATGTGACGATCCAATCTACCTCATCCTGGTACTTCATCTTACTAACTAATTTGCAGTCTTCATCTTTGTGTTTAAGCAATAGAATATCGATTGATACGTTGGCTAGATCACCACGGTCAATCAATTCTTTAGATGTAGTAATATTCTTAACTGGTCCAAACAAACCTTCGAGGACATACTTATGTGTCACCGTGCCATCAAGGGTACCAGTCAATCCAAATCTATACTTAGCCTCTACACATTTAGTTAGGATACTTACAAGGGACTTAGCTTTAAAGTTATGGGCCTCATCGCCTATAACCATACCAAATGATTCAAAGTATCCCTTCTGCATTTTATAGATTGATTGCCATGTAGAGATGTATACCCTCTTAGTCTTATGTCCTTTGTCTAATCCTGCCATGATCTCGTGACAATCAACCTCTACATTGAACGATGGATCACCCTCTGAGTACTTGGCAAAGTCACCATACATCTGTTTAACCAGCGAAGTTGTGGGCACGATCAATAACATCTTATTGTCATTTGTTGCTAAGAAGTATCTCATTAACATGTATATAATTAATGACTTGCCAGATGCTGTAGGAGATATAAGAAGGCCAGATCTATTCCGTAGGCCATGCTGAACAGCCATTAGCTGATAGTCACGTGGTTCAAATGGTAACTTTAAGTGCTTAGCCCATTCCATGTTGTCATTGTATTCTATACCAGGAACATTGTATTTGCCAGGTGGTTCTTTAATTATGGTGGTAAGTAATAAACCACGCTCTCTAGCAAATGCTTCTATGTAACCATATAGACCTGCATAGATCGATTGATCACGCATGTTAAGAAGCCTAAGCTTACCATCCCACATTTTATTGCGGAACGCTGGCATGTAAGCATACCCAGGAACAAAGAATGTAAAGAACTCTGCTAATTCCTGTATGATTCCCCTATCGGTACAATCAACATAAATGAAAGCGTTATCCTTTACTTTGACAACTATCTCGTCTTGCATCTTTCCTTTAACTCTGAAGTAGAAAACCCATGGGCTCTATTGTTATAAAATATCTCAATGTCTAGATGATCACCAGTGTAGCCACTACCAATGTAATCCTCACCTAGAAACCTTATGTTAATTGGCTTTATCATAAGCAAACCCACTAAATCTTCTTCAGATTCATATGGGATAACTTCATCTACATACTTGCATGCATTCAGTTGGATATATCTTTCCATTACTGATTGCACTACTTCTTTGTTTGCAGGATTTACATTAAGACCTGCAATTAAATACTCACAATTCTCTTTAGCTTCTCTAAGCATTTCAATATGCCCAGCATGTAATAAATCAAATGATGACGCAGTAAATCCTACTATCATACCCCCGCCTCGAATGCTCTCCACTTAATTATATTACCAATGTTCTGATGTCTCCATCTGATAGTGCCCATGATTTCGTCCAAAGTTTCTATAAGAACTTTGTCGTATTCTAACATGGCTTGGGCATTTTGGATGTCTAGATCAGCATCATAGTAATAATTCATATCACCTTTGAGTGGTTTATTAAGTCCACCGAAAGGATCATATTCCCATTTGAATGAGTCAATTTGCTCTTTGGATAATTTACCATTATAGTATAACCACTTATCTTTAAGCAGAATCTTATAATCTAAATCTCTTTTCTTGCGTTTGATTTTAGCGATAGTAATTAATTCTAAGTACTTGCTATGGATCCGTGACATTTTCACGGTAGTGTCATCTAACTTCAAATCATCTATAGTGGAGTCTTCCTTCCACATTTTCAATACTTCTTCAATATTCATATCATTCCAATTATAACTGCTAAAGTTATATTATATCATAGTTTAGTTCACTTGTACATAATTATTTATATGAATTCATAATAGCTATAGTTGAATGACACTATGGCTGTTAGGTACTCCACGTCAGTTGTTGTGATATCAAATGGTAGGGATGAAATAGTTGTCGGGTAAGCATCCACAAACCTGATTTGTTTCGTAACAAGACTGGCAGAATTCATTATCGTTAGGGTTAAGTCCCTAGTATGATTGGTAGCTGTATGGTTGGATTCCACATTGCCTTTGATCCAATCAAAGATCTCTTTATAGTTAAGAAGATCCTCATCGATTAGGTAAGATATTTCAAATGCACCAAATGTTATTTTATCTGCCGCCAAAGCAACATTAACTTGCCTGTAATTTAATGGTGCACCATCAGAAGAAACATCTGGTAGCATCATCGTTTGTACAGTAAACTCAGCGCCTGAGTAAGCTAAGGAGTCTAGGGTTAATACGAATGACGATGGATTTAAAAAGTTTGGCATATTAGTACTTATACATTTTGTTATTCATACACTTATTTATAAGTAAAAAAAACCCCTCACGAGGAGGGGCTTATGCATAACTTAGAAAGTTAAGTAGTGATCTTATAGACCAGTTACTTTACGTTTTCTGTAGTATACGTTTGCGCCATTGCCAGCTGTTACAAAAGGATTATCCGCAACGCCGTAACGAGTCTTGAATCCGATACGTGGTTGGAAGTCATTCTCACCAATCGTCTTCATCATAGATAAAGGTACGTATGGGCAGAAGAACATACCAGCGTCATATGGGTTTGCACCCTTATAACCAACGGTGAAGTAATCTACTGAAGCGTATGGATCGATATAAACTTTCATACGACCATTCAATGTTCCTGCGAACAAAGAACCAGTTGCATCAGAATCGAAACCTTGAGGACCAGATAGACCCAAACCAGTATCCATAACGCCAGCTGTATTTAATGCAGCAGCAACACCATGAGAAACGATTAGGAAGTTACCCTTACCACGACGAGTGGAAACAGCAATTTGGTTAGCTTCTTGTTCGATAGCCATAACCAAAGCTTTGATACGCTCAACCAACCAACGACCTGCGCCGTTATCAGCTGCAGTAGCCATATCATAAACACCAGCAGTAGCACCACGAGTTGACGTAACAGAGTTAACGTTAACAAGACGGATGATTTCGCGGTTCATTTCAGCAAGAATCTCAGTTGACAAGATATTTGCCAATTCAGTTTCAGCAGAAAGACCGTGAACAGCCTTAAGGTCTTGCGCTAGCTCAGTAGTGTATTCAGCTTTAAGAGCACGAGACTTTGCAGTCACAGTAGTCTTATCGATTGAGAACGCCATTTGAGGAATTGCAGAACCAGTGTTACCTTGTGCTTCAGCAACCGCAGTTGTGTTACCAGAACCAGGCTGGTACTCATTAACTGTATCAGAGTCGTTACCAACAGAACCACCAGAAGCAGGATCATCTCCAGCAAAAGGATCGTTGTTGCCAGCATCAGCAGCACCTAAGTCACCAGAAGCAGCACCAGAGAAAGCTGTATCAGCTTCGTTGAATAATGCTTCAGTACCACCTTGAGTACTATAACGAGACTTCATTGCAAAGATCAGACCAGTTGGTCCAGTCATTGGCTGTACGCCAACAAGATCAAAAGCAAGAAGATTAGGTGTTGCACGACGTACTAATGAGATCAATACTGGATCCCAGTTATCTACACCAGAACCAGTTGCGTTAGCAGCTGTTTCATTAATGCTACGTTGCTCAGCGAAGGCTTTTTCTTGGTTCTCAAGAACTACAGCAGTAACACGACGCTTATGTTGGTCAGTGATGCTACCGGCTTCTTGTGAATCTAGTACAGGCGCCCATTTTTCCTGTAACATAGTTTGATTAATTTCCATTTATATTCTCCTAATTGGAATTAAGTACGCGAAAGTGCGCTAAGGTATTTTTGCATTTGTGCATTAACAACCTGTGGTTCTTCAATAGAATCTTCATTAATAGCATCCACTTCTGGAGTTGCTGTTACTGTGTCATCTTTCTTAAGGTAAGACTCTTTAATTGTAGCTACTTTTTTAGCAAACTCTTCATTATCTGCAGACTCAACGCCTTCAGTTAACTCAGTTAATTTTGCTACTTCAGTTGCTGCTAAACCTTTACATGCTTCACTGATAATGTCTTGACGTTCAAAAGCTTTCACTTTCTCTGCCAGTTCAATATTCTTTTCAGTCGCAGTGTTCAGTTGTGACTTCGCATCTTTCGCTTCTTCAGATAGAGAATCTAAGATATCTCCAGCGTCCGTAGGAACGTTGATGTGATGTTCACTAAACAATTGACCTAGTGATTGTATAAACGATTCAGTGATTTCTGATTTCAAAGAATGCTCAATTGCAACTTCGTTATCAGTCATCCAGTTTTCAACTACATATGTTAAGTAGCCGTCTACCTTATCAACCAAATCTTCTTTGATAGCTTCAACTTCACCAGATAGATCAGACGCATAACGCTCTTCCAATTTAACTGTTTCAGCATTGACTTTCGATGTTAATGCAGCTTCAAAAATAGTAGATGCTTTCTCTTTAAAGCCTTCAGACAATGTGTCTTCGTCTTTAACAAGCGCGTCAAGATCTTCTTTGAACTTAGCGTCTTTCTTCTCTACTACGTCGCCTTCCGAACCATCGTCAGCTTTTTGCTTCTTCTTTGAAAGCTTTGATGCTTTAGGTTCTTTTGCGTCTTCTTCTACTTCACCTTCATCTTTATCTTTTTCGTCGTCCTCTTCTTCTTCATCGTCTTCCACTTTAGCTTTCGCTTTGGCTTGTTCCGCTGCTTCAAAGATCGCGTCTAGGCCTTCTTTAGACATTTCTGCTAAAGATGCTTGTATTGCTGATACCGTACGAGCTGCTGTTAGAGGTGCATTAGGTGTTTCCACCGTTACTTCTTGCGTATCCTCAACAATAACCTCAGCAATATCGTCTTTTAATTCAGACATTGTTTTCTCCCATGAGAGTTATAGTTTAGAGAGGAAATGCCCAAAGCCAGCAGATTGTTTCTCTTCCGAGAAAGTTTTCTTAGACTCTATCACTTCTGTCTCACCTTTTTCAATAGTCTTAATGTAGTGACCGGATCCATCTTCTTCGTACGATACACCTTCCATAATGCCATTAACAAATGCATTTGGAGCTGATGGATCTTGTACAATATCAATGGTGTTGAGTAAGAAATCTTCCCCAACATAATTAACCCCGTCTCTCATTGAAAGACTTCCCATACCACGACTAGACACTCCAAGTTGAACGCCACCCTCAACCAAACCTTTTACAATTTGACCCATAGGTGTATCCAAAATTAGCGCTTTTCCCATCACGTTATTACCATCCCAACTAAGTTCAGTAATTCTGTGCGAAACTTTATCCAAATTAATGGAAGGGCCTTCAGGGTGATTCAATTCACCTACTGCTCGACCTGTAATTACTTGCTCATTGACAAACTTGTCAACGGCTTGAGTAAGAACCTCACGTGTATATATACGTCCGTTCTTATTCTTGTTCTCTGCCTGCATAAAAACGCCTTCTAAAAAGACGTTCTTCTTACCACCCTTAGCTTCTTCAATAGAGTAGCTAAGCTGGTTTTGTGTGTATTCGGTAATCAGCTTCATTTAAAATCCTTGTTTAATCGTCCAGTCCCATTGACTTGACGAATTGTGTAACTGTTATCTCAGCTTCTTTTTGCTTCTTAAAGGTGTCCATCTTAAGACCATCAATGTATAGATTAAACTTACCATCTTTACGTTGTGTTATTACAGCAGTGGCACTTGACTTCTTACCAACCTTGCCGTAGTCTTTAACTACCTTCTCACCCTTAGGCACTTTCAGCTTAGCTTCAATTACTTCATTAAATGATTCTTTAAATGATAGCATCTATTACGACTTCCTTTATGACTCAGCTGCAGGTTCTTCAACCGCTGCTGGTGCATCACTAGAAGCCCCATACATTTTAGAAGCTACCGTTTGTTTATACGAATCCAACGCACTCACTAATTTATCTTGCATAATACTGTTGAAGGTATTATTGCTCTTTAGTGCGTCACCCTGTTTTATGTTGTCAATTAAAGTTCTTGTGCTCATATGTTCTCTTGTATATTATTTATAATAAAATTTATCTTAAGGAATATAACTATATATCATTAAGTTATATCGTGCCTTTAACCAAGTCTGGATCAACATCACCAGGTTCCATAGGATCTTCTTTATTATCCTTAGCAATCTGTTTGATATCTTCATCAGTCAATTTCAGAATATTTCGACGTACCCAGTCCTTAGACCAGAACATGCCAATGTATTCGTCCATCATTTGTACCATCTCTATACGTTCCTTAAGGATCTCTGAATCTTTAAGCTCGGCATAGTAGTTGTCTCTAGAGTACTCAACAACAATTTCTTCTCGGATATTTACCCAGTCACTAGGAACTATGATCTTTTTAAGGATCAATTGTCTTTTAAGTGCTTCATAGAATAATGTTGAGAACTTACCACGGCAACGATCTATAAACTTCTGGAACTTAAGTTCGTCACGAGTGATTTCGGAAGAGCGACCAACAGAGAATGCATCACTCTCTTGTAGTCTACTCATAGGGATATTTAAAGCCCTGTATAATTTGTTTTGGAAGTATTGAACATCTTCAATCTCACCAAGGTTTTGTCCACCAGGAAGAGTTGAGATCTCAGTACCACGACCACCTTCACGACGAGGCAACCAGAAATCTTCCATAACGTTACGATGAATCTTCTCATCTTTGATAGCGCCGGTGGAAGGATCGTATACAATCTTATTACGATACTTATTCATGGTGGCATTGAGGTATTCCTCTGCCTTACCTTTAGGAAGGTTACCCACGTCTATATAGAAGATACGACGTTCAGGTGCTCTTGATATACGATAGATAACTAATGAGTCTTCCATCATACTTAATTGGTTTAAAGGCTTAAGGGCTTTGTTTAAATAGCCTACTACCTTAGTGCGTTCGTCATTAAGAAGACCTGAGTTAACCTGGATAATAGAATCAGGGTTGATCTTTAGACCTTCTGAGTTGTTAACCATGGCATCATCTTGGAATAGATAATACTCTTTACCTTCTTTTGTAAGCTCAGCGCCAGTCTTAGGGTCTTTAACCTTCTCGACTTCTTTGATCTTACGAATCTTTGTTGGATCTATTTGTCTAAGCTCTAGAATACCTGCATCAGGTTTGTTTTCATTGATAACCACATGATAGAATAATCTTCCATCAATATACCAACGTCTAAACGTATCGTATGCCGTCATAGAGAAGTTGGTTAGGCTAAGAATTCTATCGAATTCCTCCATGATCAACTCTTTAACACTATCTTTCTGGTCTAGATCATCTAGGTTAAGTCTAACAATGATACCATTTTCATCTGTAATAGCTTCATTACAAATATCTTCAATCGCCATATCCACTTCAGGATACGAAGAGATTGAACGATACTTCATTATTAGATCTTTATCTGATTGGAACTTATCTCCACCCAAATCCATATACTGGCCAAAGTAACCACCGGTTGGGGAGATCTCATATGCGCCGTCCTCATTATCTACTGCAAATGATATGGGTTTCTTATTTGTCTCTATCGCTTTCTTTTTAAATTCGAAACCGAAAAATGATTTATTGTCTGCCATTGTTATCCTTATTCACTCTTTCTTAAATATATTTATAACACTTAAGAAAGAGTGCCCGAAGGCACTCTTGTGTTATCATGATGATGATTTACGTAGTCTTGTCAGACTCCCAATATTGAACTTGCAGCTCAACAGTAAACTCTTCAATAACGTTCTCTGAACTATAGTCTAGTTCGATAGCACCCAAACTGGTTGGGAATGTGCCACGTATATTGTAAGTCTTCTTCACTGTACCATCTTTATCAAGCTGTTCAACAATCATATCAGCCATATACGAACTAGGCTGGGTTAAACCAGTGTTCGCATTATGTTGATTGATGCCGTTCATCCACTCTTCAAAAGAATTTCGTACATTAAAGTCGGTATCGTTAATTACTGTTAATGACCATGGGTCAAACGTTCTATCACCAGCTACCTGCAAGTTACGACCCCTAAAAGGAACCGCAATTGATGCGAGGGTACTTGCCGGCAATGAAGCCGCTTTACACATGTATGATGCTAATGCCACATCTCCAGTAACATAGCTTGGAAAAGCCATTGTTACCTTGAATAGATTAGGTCTAGCACCGCCGCCCGTTAATTGGGCTTTCATATCATCTACGCCTAAAATAGCCATGATTAGTTACCTCCTGCAATTTCACTAAACTCGACACCAGTTCTCGTGGCAATAAAGTTCAATGTGATATAGTTAATAGAGCGAGCAGGCTTAACATAAATATCAGCAACAAACTTATTAGTATCAATAATTGCTCCTGTATTGTTTGTTCCGTCACAAACTACTTTAAAGTCTGTAACACCACGTCGTCCCTTAACATCACGTAAGAACGGTTCAACCATATTTCGGAATTGAGCCCGTGTAAATTCATCATTGAATTCGAATAATGATGCTTTAGATGCTATACTAACAGCTTTCTCTAATACAATAAACAATCGACGTACGTTGATACGATCAAACGCTGATGGTTTAGCTTGTAGAGTTTTATCACCAAATAACACTGTACCCGAACCAGGGAAAGTTACAATAGGGTTAACACCCGTTTTGTATAAAGCATCTCTCGCTGCTTGGTTAGGATTCCATGCTAGTTTAGTAACGTTACGAACATTACCACGTGTAAAACCTGCTGGTGAGAACCAAGCATCAGCAACCAAATCAGCGTTAGCCGTTAGTCCTGCTGTAGATCCTGCTGCCGCAATCCAACGATACTTATCATTGTATTTGTCATACACATATAAAGAACTTGAATCTGCAAAGCCGTAAGACGTTGAAGTTAAAGCTGTTCTCCATGCTGCTACTGTAGTTTGTGGTGCTGCTGCGTTTACTGTTGCCGCTCTCTCCGGAGAGACAAAGCCTACCGCATCTTTTCTTGCTGCACATTTTGCAGTGATGAAATTACTTAGTGTTCTTGTATCAGCTGCACTCAATCCTGAGTTTGCTTGGAACATTAAGTTTACATCCATTGTTTCTGCATCAGCGAAATAAGCATATGCCGTAGTAGTCTCACCTACAGTCAATACGTTATCATCAATACCACCAGTTAAGTTGGCAAAGAATGAAGCTACAGTAACAAATGTCTCACCTGCTGCAGAATTACCTGCCTCAGATAGAGCTGCTGCGTGGTTTCCGATATGAACCCATTGTGACCCTGCATTAATTACATCTTTGTAATATAATGTTGAACCATCTGAAGACTTAACGTTACTTGCCTGACTTAAATATGTCCAATATTCAAGCACTGTACCAGCTGCGCCTGTAATTGAACCGTTTACGTCATAAACCCACAAGTGAATTTCATCATTAGAACCGCCAACCGCGGCCGCTCCTGCTGATGTTGTTGGTAAGCCTTCGACATTACTCAACTGCCATGCTGTACCTGTTTGACCTGCTGTAAGAACCGAAACTCCTACCGCATTACCTGTAACACCAGGGTAACGAGCTTGTGCCCAGTCCGCTGCTGCAGGTGATTGGCTACTGAAAACAGTAGCGTTTTGTGTTAATATACCAGTACCCGACACTGTCGCGTTACGTGCTGATGTACCAACTGCTCTGACAACTTTTAAATTGTTGCCATAGCTTAGAAACTGGGATGCAGATAGAACACTTTCAAAAGTATTCGCGTCTGGTTTTCCGAATTTCTCAACCAATTGAGTTTCCGATGTAACAGTACAAACTTCATTCGCTGGGCCCCACGTAAACGCACCGGCCATAGCTCCTATCGTTGATGATACTGACGGAACGACATTGGTCAAATCGATTTCTTTTACCTGTACTCCAGGCGAAACTAGATTAGCCATCTAAACTCCTTCATGTTAATTATAAGATTTTCATAATACGTGCATTTCTCAATATACTTATTTATACAAATTATGGTCTCCATGTTTTCCAGCCTGCTCCGAACGGATGATCGTTATCTGAATCTATTGGCATGACACCTACTGGTATAACTTCGTCTTCCATTTGTTGTACCTTTGCAGCATATAGCATTTTTTTCATATCAACATCTGTTGATTCTAGAAAGAATGGAGTAGATGTGAACCATCCAAACATAACTAAGTTCATCATAAGATCATCATGTGAGTTATGATCTGCTTCATATGATGATCCTTTAGCTACGAATGTAGACATCTCTCTTATAGTTTCCTCATCCTTAATTATTAATTTGTGTTGTTCCATGATATCTCTTATGTTAGAACAACCTATACGTTTAGTTTTACGAGTCATTGTTACACCGATAGCATTAGCTTTAATCATAGACTCTACGAATACGTTCTCATATTCTAAATCATAGTATAAACCATTACATACAACTTGTCCTGCATCGTTAGATTCAACTACTACATAGGCTTCATTATAATGCATAGCATACTTGTATATAAGATCAGGAAAAAGTAAAGGGCTTATCATATTATCACGGTATGTACATACC